AATGGGACGAGGATTGGACCTATGAATGCAGCGGCGGCATTCACTTTTTAATCACCCGACTGGAGGCGGAGAACTACCAATGACCCTCCCCGCCACAGGCCTGCACTACGGCGTCAGCTTCGAGGATTACAGCGCCTGGGACGCGGTGAACATCAGCAGGTTAAAACCCATTGACGATTCCCCGCTGCATTGTCGGTGGGCGATGGACCATCCGAAGGAGAGCGATGAAATGGACGTTGGCAGTGCGCTCCATGTGCGGACCTTCGAGCCCTCGCGGTTCGACAAGGAATTCTACATCGGCAGCAAGGAATACAATGCAACCACGAAAGAAGGCAAAGCGCTAAAGTCGGCAGAACTCGCAGAGGCCGCAGGCCGGACCTACATCCGCCGAAAGCCCGGCGAGGCCGTTGACGGTGATAGCGTGGAGGGAATGTCAGAAGCTCTACGGAGTCACGCCCGCTGCCGACGATTCCTCGATCTCCCCGGCCAGTGCGAGGTGTCCGTGCTGTGGAAAGATGAATCTACCGGGCTACTATGCAAGGGTCGATTCGACAAGCTCACCACGACCGAACGGCCAATCATCGTTGAGGTTAAGTCCGTTCGTGGGGGCCATGCTCGCATTGACCGATTTTGTAAGGAGGTGGGTAACTGGCGCTATCACTCACAGGCCTCCTACTACTGCAATGCCGTAAAGACCCTGACCGGGAAAGAGCCGCTCCACGTTTTTCTGATCGTGGAGAACGTCGCCCCATACGCCGCGAATTGGGGAATGCTTGACGATGAGCGGATGGTCACCGGCGCCGAGTTGTGGCGGAAGTGGCTGGATGAATTTGCCGAGTGCCAGAAGGCCAGCAAGTGGCCGGGCTACCCGGAACTGATAGACAACAACACACCAATGATTCGCAACACCTACTATGGACACTAACATACAAGAAACTCTGCCCGCCGTCGTGGAACCTCAACTGCCGGTCCTGCCGCTGGACATCAACGACCAGGCGATGGTTCGCGCCGTCGGCATGGGGGATGTCAGCGGACTCTCGCCGGAGCAACGCCTGCGCTACATCGGATGGATCTGCCAAAGCACCGGCCTGAACGCCGCCACGCTGCCAATTCGCATTCTGGAGATGGATGGCCGCACGGTGCTATACGCCACCGCGGAGGCCGGCGCTCAGCTCCGCAACAATCGGAAGGTGAGCATCACGATTACCGAGCGCCGGGAAGAGCGGGGCTGTTACATCGTGGTTGCCCGGGCGTCAATGCCCAGCGGAAGAACTGACGAGGCAACCGGAGCCGTGCCGACGATCTACCCGGATACCTTCTACGATAGGACCAGTCGAATGCGGAAGCCACATCCGCGCGCCGGCAAGCCCATTGACGGGCTCGACTATTGCAACGCATTGAAGAAGGCCGAGACACAGGCCAAGCGCCGGGCGGCGCTGTCCATCTGCGGCCTGAGCTTCCCCGACGAATCTGAGGTTGAGGAAATGAAGCGGGCCAACGTGACCTCTGTCGTTGACACTACGGAAACCGCCAGCGAGCGCGGCGCGGCACTGCTTGACGTTACGGTTGAGCCTCAAGAATCTTCGACCCCGACCGCGGCTGTCCCGCAGTCCGCACCTCCAGGCAATGCTGCACCCAATCCACCTGAGTTAAAAGCCGGGGCCACTCCTGTTGTGGGCCCGGAGCCCGCGCCGGCGAATTCGACCCCGCCGGGGACGCCTGAGCCTGCCCAATCGTCGACGGCAGGCCCGGCGTCCGTTCTCTCGGATGGCACTGTCGGGAAACTCGAAACCATCTTCGGCGCGGCCAAGGTGCCAACCGACTGCGGCGCGTTCCTGATTTCCCGGAGCTATCTGGCAGCCGGGGCGAACCTGAACGCGCTGAAGCCCGACATGGCAACCAAGATCATCGGCAATGCGCGGGCTTTTCATCGCAGCGTTGAGGCGTGGGCGGCGGCGAAGAATGTATGATGGCGAGCATAGTCATCTTTTCGGATGAAAGGATTCGATTTGAAATTGAACCCGACCCCGATAACCCATCCCTGTTTATCCACCAGCCCGGTGGAGGATATGTCCGACAGTTTATGACCAACGCACAGATTGTTGAACTGAAGCGGGTCGTGAACGCGGCGCAACCCAAAACCGCAGCGGAAGCCAAGTCCGCAACCGCATGAGCCAGGGGCTAGGAGCCGCATTCGACCGGGCGCAGCGGGCTCATGACAACCGGATACCGGCGGAAGAAAGCCCCATGCGGACCTGCGCGGTTTGCAAAGAGGAATACAACTCCGACAGCCAGGAGTTGGACTCGCCAGGCAAAGACATCTGCGATGGGTGTATTGAGATCGCCAACAGCCTGCGGCAGAAACAAGCTGAGCGATGAGCGGCCCTGAGACCATCCTAGCGCGAACGGACGTGACGCCGCTCATTCGGCCCATCGTTGTTTGTCTGTGCGGAAGCACGCGATTCAAGACTGACTTCGAGGCCGCAAACCGCGAGGCCACACTGCGGGGGGCAATAGTGCTAGCTCCCGGCGTATTTGAACCCACGCCGGAAGAAAAGACCGCGCTCGACGCGCTACACCTGCAAAAAATAGACATGGCCGACGTAGTGTGGGTCATCGGAGGATATGTCGGCGAGTCCACACGCCGCGAGATCGAGTACGCCGGGCGGCATGGCAAGCCGGTGACTCATTGGCCGAACGCTGGAACTCAGCAGCGGCGCGAAAACCCATGACGACCAGCGCGCACATGACTCCCGATTGCAAACCCTCGACAGCCCGCGCTGGTCTGCATTCGGTTGTTAGCCATCCCGCACTTGTGGAAGTAGCCGCGCAATGGCTGGCTCGCAAATGTTGCATTGTGATAACCGAACTTGCGACAATCGGTGAAACACCAGACGCCCTCGGATGGAGCGGAACGCACTCAACGCTCGTTGAGTGCAAAGTGTCCAGAAGCGACTTTGGGGCCGATGCTGCGAAATACTTCCGGCGTGAATCGTCAATGGGTATCGGATTTGCGCGATACTTCCTAACAGCCCCAGGCATCATTAAAGAAACCGAACTGCCCGCAAAATGGGGACTTCTCGAACTGACTGGCAGCAAGGTGCGCGTGGTGCGTAAATCTGAGCACTTCGAGGAAACCAATCACCGCCACGAAATCAGGATACTGCTTTCGGCCATTCGGAGAATCGGACAAAACGCACCGCCGGGCGTGTCCATAAAATGCTACACCATCCAAAGCAAAAACACTGCCAGTCTCCGAGTGAGTGCATTGCAGAACGACAAGCTGAGCCACGGCCACCCGACAACCAAGAAGGAAACGATATGAGTGAGACGACCGATAACTCAAAAGCTGGTGGCCGTTGTGCTCCAGCGCTTGGTTCGGAAACCCCACCGGAAGAGCGCAGGCAATGCGACCGATGCGGCAAATCAGTGACAGCCGAAGAATGGGCACACTGCGGACACCCAAACTGCCGGGCCTTCTATGCCTGAGGTGCTTCCGAACGACAAATAGCTCACCGATGCGCCCTCACCCAACATCCGAACTCGCTGAAAGCGTAATGGCGCATTCGGTGAAGCGTCTGGTTGGGCTTCCCCTCGCTCCCAAGGGATACATCCTGAAGGCAGACGCGGCGAAAATCTGCGGCTGCACCAAGCGCACGGTTGATAACCTGATGCGCCGAAAGCTCATCCCGTTCTACAAGTTCGGCAGACGGGTGTACTTCAAGGAAGCCGACCTGCTAAAAGCAATCGAGGCAACAATCGTCACGGCGGGCAACTCACTGCCGCCAACTGCCAACGATAGCCAGATTGACCCATACAAAGCGTGGACTGCCACTTGCCAGTGGCTGCGACTCATCGAAAACGGCAGGGATGAGAAACACGCTCGGCTGGCGAAAGACTGTCTGGCTTACATTGGAAAGTTCATCCCATGACAGCCAAACGAATCCAACTCAAACGCACCAAAGGCTGGCGGCTGCCAGCGCGGCAGTCATTAGGTGAAGCGCCCGGTTCGGCGTTCTTCCGCATCCGAGCCAGGGACGCGATGATCGGAGATGAAATGTGGACGCGCATGATGCAGTGGGAGCAAATCAAAACGCGCTTCCAAGTAACTGGCGCACAAGTCGGAAATGTCCCATGCCGAAGATACCTACCATGAAGACACGAAAACAACTCATAGCCGAAGCCCGGCGCCAACGCAAAGAACTGACGCAGTATTTCAACGACGTGAGGCATTGGAACAATACGAGGGGAAAAACAGAGGGGATCATAGATCCAGACCCTGATGGCTCGATGGGGCGCATGGCGCAAGCTCTAGACGACATGCTCGCAGCAGAGGCCACGCCGAACAAACAAGCTGAGCCATGCCGGGACAACTGACATTCGATCTTGCTGACAGCGCGGCCCCGGCATAACAAGGATTATACGACTGGAGTTGGATAATGCTCCCCCGACACTACCAATCCCTGACCGTCGACAAGACGGATGCCGCGTTCAAAGAGTTTGACCGCGTGCTCGATGTCCTGCCCACAGGGAGCGGCAAGACCCCCATTTTAAGCTGGCTGGCAAAGCGGCGGCGGGACCGGGGCGAGCGCACACTGATTCTAGCACACCGAGAGGAACTGATTGAACAAGCGATTGACAAATTACACCAGGCGACGGGCATTGTTGCTGATAAGGAAAAGGCTGAAAGCACAGGGAGCTTGCAAGCATCTGTGGTTGTCGGCTCTGTCCAGACTCTCGCCAGGGAAGCGCGACGCCAGCGTTGGCCGCGGGATCACTTCGGGCTCGTAGTCGTTGACGAGGCGCACCACGTTCTAGCCGACAGCTACCAGGCCATCCTGAATCACTTCACCGGGCAAGTCCTTGGGGTGACAGCCACGCCCGACCGGGGCGATTGCCGCGAGCTGGGCAGTTACTTCCAGACCATCGGCCATGAGGTTGGACTGTTCGATTTGATACCGGAATACCTGTCTCCCATCAGCCTCAAAAGCATCCCGCTACAGATTGACCTGAGCCGGGTCCGTTCAGTTGCCGGCGACTTCAATGCTGGAGGACTGGGGGCCGCACTGGAGCCCTACCTTGATGAGATTGCCGCGGTCATCCGTGATAACTGCGCCTTTCGCCGCACGCTGGCTTTCCTGCCGCTCATTGCCACCTCGCAGAAGTTTGTCGCGGCGTGCCGCATGGCCGGTATTTCGGCAGAGCACATCGACGGCGAGTCTCCCGACCGCGCTGAAAAGCTGGCGCGGTTCGCCGCCTGGGACTTTGATCTGTTGAGCAACGCCATGTTGCTTACAGAGGGGTTTGATGATCCGGGCATAGATTGTGTCATCGTCCTGCGTCCAACGCGCAGCAGGCCCCTTTACGCGCAGATGATTGGCCGCGGCACGAGGCGGCACGAAGGCAAGAGTGACCTGCTTCTCTTGGACTTCCTCTGGATGCACGAGCGGTATTCAATCGCCCGCCCGGCCAACCTCATAGCCGACAGTCAGGAGCACGCGGACCAGATCACGTCGCTATCGCAGGCGGGAATTCCCGCTGACATCGCGGACCAGCTACCGCTCGACTTGCAAGGGCTGGCCGGCAAGGCCACTCACGAGCGCGAGGAAAAGCTGCGCAAGGAATTGGAGAAGCTCAAAGAGCGCCAGAGCAAGATCCTCACCGCCGAGCAATTCGCCCTAAAGCACAACAGCCTCTCAATCGCCGAATACGAGCCGGTCATGCCGTGGGAATCGAATCCGGTGACAGACAAGCAAAAGAAGTGGCTGGCCCGGGCGCACATTGACCTGAGCACAGTGCGCGGAAAGGGCCACGCATCAAAGCTGCTCTCGGTTTATTTCGATCACAAGCCTGTCACTCTGGCCAGCTCGGGGCAGCGGGCCATCATGCGCCGCATGGGCTTTGAGAATTGGGAGGGGGCGACCGCCGATGACGCGCGGCGCTTCTTCGCAGAGTTACGGAAACCAAAACAGGAAGCATTATTGTGAGAGCACTACTAAACTACACCTTCGGCGCCATGGTCGTCGGCGCGGCGCTGTGCCACGCGCGGGCCAATCCGAAGACGCCGCGGCCAACGAGTCACTGGGTGATATGAACGCACAGGCCGAATCCCTGAAAGCACCATTCCCCTGGTTTGGTGGGAAGTCACGTTGCGCCGATGAAGTCTGGACCGCGCTCGGGCCGGTGGCCAACTACGTCGAGCCCTTCGCGGGCTCGCTGGCCGTCCTGCTCATGCGACCGGACTACGGCTGGCAGACGGGAGCAGAGACGGTGAACGATGCGGACTCGTTCTTGAGTAACTTCTGGCGTGCGCTATCGGCGGACCCGGAGCAAGTGGCGCACTATGCGGACTGGCCGGTCAACGAGACTGATTTGCTCGCCCGTCACATCTGGCTGGTGAACACCGGGCGCGAGCGAATTGCGAAGATGGAGAGCGACCCGGACTTCTTCGACGCTAAGGTGGCGGGTTGGTGGGTGTGGGGCATCAATTCCTGGATTGGCTCAGGCTGGTGCGTTGGAAAGGGGCCGTGGGGAATCGTCAACGGAAAAGTTGAGAAAAACGGCGGCCAGGGCGTCAACCGCAAGCGCCCGCACTTGGGCGACGCAGGCCAGGGCGTCAACCGCAAGCGCCCACACTTGGGCGACGCAGTCCAGGGCGTCAAAAGCCAGCGCCCGCACCTTGGCGGAGGCCAGGGCGTCAACCGCCAGCTCCCGCACTTGGGCAGCCGAGATCAAGGTGGACAACTAAGACCAAATCCGCAGCTTCAAGATTATTTCCTTGCGCTGGCCGATCGCCTGCGCCGCGTGCGCGTCTGCTGCGGCGACTGGTCAAGGGTTGTCACCACGGGCGCTCTATCATTCGGTGACTCGGTTGGAATATTCTTAGACCCTCCCTACCTCGGCGATGTCCGTAGCAAAAACCTCTACCGGGTTGACGACCACAACCTGAGCAACATCGTTCGAGAGTGGGCGATAGCCAACGGCGGCAACAAGAGATACCGGATCGTGCTTGCGGGATACGAAGATGAACACGCGATGAAGATGCCCGACTCATGGCGCAAGCATGCATACACGGCCAACCGCGCCTACGGAACAAGCACCAATGCAGACAGTGATAACAACTCAAACCGGCACAATGAGCGGCTGTGGTATTCGCCGCATTGCCTCAACCCCGAGCCGGAACTGTTCGCATGAAATCCCTCGAAGACCTCGAAGCCATCATCGCCACCGAACGCGAACTGCTCAGCAAAGACATGGACACCTACCGCAAGGCGATACAGTCCGCGCTCACCCGGGCAAGGGCCATCAGCGCCGCCGTGCAGGAATTGGAGCGGCGCGCGGTCGGGGCCATTCGACAGAAGGACGGGGAATGAGCCAGCATTTTGAACAGTTTGACGCGGCGTGGCTCAACCATTTCATGGCCCGCGCCGCCCTTCACAAGCCGAGCCCCGAGGCGGTTGAGAAGGAGGCGGACCTGCATTACCAGATCATGGACTTCTGCCGGGACCGCGGCTGGCAGTTCCTCCACGGCTCAATGTCTGAACGCACGCACCGAACTCTTGGCGAGCCCGACTTTACGATTCTGGCCAGCATGGGCCGCAAGTTCCTCGTTGAATGCAAATCGCGCACCGGGAAGCTGAGCCAGAAGCAGCGCGAGTTCATCCACCAGGCAACTCGCAATGGCCATGTGATTCACGTCGTGGATTGCATGGACGAGTTCCTCAAGATTTTCGTAGACGAACATCACCAGAGCAGGGACTGACATGCCCAAGAATCAGAAAGGCAAACGGCGGGCCGGCGAAGTTGACCGGCTTCCTCCCCACAACATCGAAGCCGAGCAGGGAGTGCTGGGTTGCATCCTGCTATCGCCCAAATCCTGCATGAGCGAGGTATTGGTGCGCGTCAAGGATTGGCCGGTGTTTTTTGACCTGCGGCACGAGACCATCTTCAAGTGCATGGCCACGCTGCACCGCGCCGGAAAGCCCATTGAGCTGATTGGGCTGCTCGATGAGTTGCGCAGAACCGGTCACCTGGAAGAGATTGGTGGCGTCGCCTATCTGTCGTCGATCACTGACGCCGTGCCGTCCTCGGCCAACCTGGGTTACTTCCTCGACATCCTCCTGGAGCACTACCGTCGACGCAAGATCATCTCGACCTTCACGGAAATCTCAGCCCGGGTTTATGACCACCAGGGCGACATTGACGAGCTGCTCTATGCCACACGATCGGACCTGGCTATGGTCATGGATTCGGGCGATGGCAAGGAAGAAGTGTGGACCGTGGACGAGCTTTCCGCATTCGACTTTGAGCACGACCCGAATGCCGTCATCGGGTTCCGAAACGGCATGGCCACGCGCTTTCTCTGCCGCGGATATAGCGCCTGGCTCATCGGACAATCGGGCATCGGCAAGAGCAGCATCCTCACCCAATGGGCCATCAAGCTGGCCTGCGGCAAGGATTTCTGTGGTATCCTGAGCAACACCCCGCGTCGGGTTGGAATTATCCAGGCCGAAAATGATATGGGCGATACGGCCGAGTTCACGCAGGGCATCCTGCGCTCGCTCAGCATCGGTGAGTTCGACGCTGAGAAGGAATACATGCTGGTGAAGCGCAACCTCGTAATCATTACTGAGCGGCAGACCGTCGGGGAACAGTTCTGCTCCTTCCTGGAGCGGATGATCGGCAAATACGAGATGGAGATTGTGTTCGCTGACCCGTTCCTGTCGTTCGCCGCCGTGGACGTTACCCGATTAAGCGACTGCAGCCGATTTCTGCGCCAGCAGGTCAACCCAGTCCTGCACCGCACAGGAGCCATTTTGATCTGCGCGCACCATAGCGGTAAGCCCAAGTTCGAAAAGGGGCTCAGAACCCCGTCAGCGCTCGATTACGCCTACGCGGGCATCGGCTCGTCTGAGCTGGTCAACTGGGCCCGGGCCGTCATGGTGTTATTGCCGGTTGGCAACGATGGCATCAATTACGAGCTGAAGATCTGCAAGCGGGGCGGTCGGGCCGGCGCGCTGAGCTTGGCCGGCGAGGAAACCACGTCTGTTTTCCTGAAGCATTCGGCAGATCGTGTGTTCTGGGAGCAGACTACACCACCGCAGGAAGAGGAAGAGCGGGCGCCCAAAGAGCCACGCAAAACCATCATTGACCAGATCGTTGCGGCCAACACGCACGAGGTCATCAGCCGGATACCAGACGAGGGTGAAACCAAAAACAGCCTGGGACAGCGCCTGCACGAGTGGGCAACCCGCGAAGGCATCGTCTGCGGCCTTACCAAGTGCAAGGAAGCGCTGTCCACCCTGTCGAGCAACAGAGTGGGCAAGCTGTCGTATAGGGGAGGACTCTACTTTAAGGGGGTAAACGCATGATCATATACCCCCTGAGCTGTCAGGTTGTCAGGTTGTCAGTTAATACCAAACTGATAACACTGACAACTGATAACTTTGCCCAGTTGTCAGGTTGTCAGTTTGACCTGTTTTTGGAGACTGACAACCTGACAACTACCCCCCCTGTCAGGTTGTCAGTCAGCTATCCCCCCCTACGGGGGGGAATAGGGCTGACTGACAACCATGAACAGGGAACCCCAAGCTGTCAGTTGTCAGTTGTCAGTTATGAGCGACTGACAACTGATAACCTACCCATATGCCCCACAGGCCAGGAGGCCATACGCGCTATACCGCATCCTAGGTTCTCCCTGGGGGATATAGGGAGAGGAGGTTTCCGAACCGGTGAAAATATCTACTCCCAGGAAAAACTAAGAGCCCCAACGCAAGAGCGCCTTGCCACATTTCCGGCACTTTTACCCCCGGGACCATACCTAGACACCCCCCAGGCCATCAAAACGCCCTATAAACGATTCCAGGCATGAATTCCTTAAGGTCGAATACGATCTATTGAGCGTCGCCGCCATGACGCCGATTGGCACATGAAAATCCCCATCTCCTTCCCCGAACAGGAGCCCGAGCCCGAGCCGGTGGAAATCCAGGTCCGCTTCGAGCGCGACTGCGAGATGCTCGAATGGTTTGAGCGCGTCTGGCACATCCTCAACGCCTACCAATTGCGCCAGCGGGGTGAGCGGCAGCTCCGCATGAGCACCCGGGCGATGCAGTTGGCGCTGGGATTCCGTCTGGCGGCCGGCGCGGACGGCCCGGCGGCGCTGGCGCGCAACTGCGGCGTAACCAAACAGGCGATGAACAATTGCCTGCGCCATTTTATCGAACAGCTTCAGCTCACGCCATTGCCTGGCCAGCGTCGGGCTGAAGCTCGAAAACACATGGCCGAGGCAAGATTAAATCAACTGAAAGTAAAACAATGAAAACCAAAAGTAAAACAATTAAAACCAAACTTGAGATGACCTACAACGAGCGCGCGATGCAGCTCGAACATAAAGCTGACAAGGCCTTACTGGCCGGAATCGCCCGCGACTGGTCTGCCGTGGAGGCCGCGGCGCAGTCGGCGGGGAAACAGACCATCATCGGCATCAACAAGATGCGGGCCTGCGGTGAGAAATTGAAACAGCTCGCCGGCCATGAGCAGATCAACGCCGATTTCTTTCAGAGCGTGACGCTGTCGCTCCCGGCCAGCATGAGCTACACCGGGGCCCGCGGCGCCGTCCACATCTCGAACCGAATCGAGAAGGACGTCAAGACGGTGCAGGAGGCCGTCGCGGTGCAAAAGGAACTGTTCGCCGCCGTGGGCGACTTCAAGGAGCCGAAGCGCCTGGTGGAGCAGACCGCGCACGAGAGCAACCACTGGGACAGTTTCGTCAGCATCGGCCAGTCGTTCTCCAATCTGTTAACTGAGCTGGAGAAATCCGCGACCATGGAAAAGTGGGAGCGGGAAAAGCTGGAGCGCTTTGTCGCCACGACCAAGCCGATTTCGGACAAGCACAACGCGGCGGTGGAGCTGCTCAAGTAAGGGGGCCAGCATGGACAACTACCTTTTGCTTGGGGCCTGGATCGTCGTGGGAATTGATTCACTCATACCCGTTACGGTTCTGCTGTTAATGTTTTATCGGGCGTTAAGTCAAGACTGGAAACTCACGGCTCTGCTAATGGGATTGGCAGTGTTCGTGCTCCTGTTCGCAGCGTCCTTAGCTTATCTTTTTAATCACGATTGGGTCTTCCCACAGGCACCCATCACAGCGGAGGAGCCAGCAAAGTGAACTCTGAAACCTTCACCCTCCGCGAGCTGGTGCGACGCACCGGGGCAACAATGCGAACCGTGCGCAAGGCCCTGGAGCGGGAAGGCATCCGGCGCGTGAGCGGCAAATACCCCGCTCAGGCGCTCGACCGGGTGATTCCGCATCTGAAGCACTACAAGGGTGAGATCCCCGCAGGCGAGACACCAGCCAACATCGACCAGCGGAGCGGGCTGAGTTATGCGCAACTGCTCACCCGAGAAAAGGCATTGGAGCAGGAGCGCAGGAATGAAGAAGAGCAGGCAGTCAGGGAAAAGAAATGGGTTCTGGCCGCCGATATGTGCGACATCCTGCGGATGATAACCAACAAGCTCGAACAGTATCCGGGCCGGGCGCGCAGCGAGGCCGGGCTGACTGACACCCAGAGCGGAGTGATTCAAAAGCTCATGGACGGCATTCGCAACGAGATTGCCGATTCTATAGAGAAGATGGGACCGAAGTCTTCACAAACAAATGAAAACGAAATTGGTGTTCGTCGTGCCGATGGTGCTCATCTATGAGGTGGCGGCAAGCTGGGCGCGAAACAAACAACAAAGAAAGGTAAGGACATGGACATATTATTGATAGGAGCATGGATAGTCGTTGGCATCGCGGCACTGGTATGCGTATGGATTGTGCTGGCGGGGTTATTTTATGGCTGTGATAAGGATTGGAAGGAATTTGGTGGAGTGCTCGGAATAATTGCGGTTGGGTTGCTGATCTTCGCGTCATTTGTTTATCTGGCTGACCGAGGCTTCCAACTGCCCCACAAATCCAAGGTCACAGCAGAGGAAGTAAGGTAATATGGGATGGCTATTCGCATTTCTATTAGGGTTAGCTTGCTGCAGGCAAGACACCGAAGATAACCGCCCTTCGTTTCTTGAGTGGCTTTTCTCGGAAGAGCCTGACGAAACCAGGATCAATCAGGCTAGGACCAATGAGATTCGTCAGTTACAGAGCGACCTGAACAAGCTCCGGGAAGAGCTATCGGACGACTATCAAATATGACCCCGCTCATCGCCATCGTCATCGCAGCGATATTATCCGCCATCGTCTGGCCGTTTATCAGCCACATCATCAAGCCCTGGTAACATGAACCTGCTGAAACTTCTGAGCTACACATTTTTGATCGCCATCGCGCTCTGGCTCTTTGCGATGGTCGTCGGCAATCTCATTCTCTGGATACTCAAGGCGCTGGGGCATCCGGTATGAAAGTAATCGCCTACTGGCTGACTCTGGTTCTGTCGTTCTGCGCTGGCATCGAGGCTGTGAAGCTGCATCCCATGTCGGCGCTGCTGTTCTCACTGGCCGCGCTGGCTATGTCTAAGGTGAGGCAATGATTTAACCAAACAACAGAAACCAAGAAACCAAGAAACAATGAAATCAATACAAACACAATGGACCGGGATTAGGCCGCTGGTGATGTCTAATCCACAGACGGTGCAAATCAGCAATCACTACGCGGTAGAGTCTCGCAGACTCGGGGCGATGCTCAAGACCGCTCGAAAGAAGCAAGATGAGAACAAACTCATCGAACTGGAACAGTCACAAATCCGCAATGACTGGGAAGCATCGGCCTACTGGGATGACAAAGAGAAAAAGTTTTTCATCCCCGACACGCTCCTTCTCAAGTGCATCCGCGACGGAGCGGCGGCAGCCAAGAAGGGAAAGGACGTGGACCGGGCCGTGCAGATAAGCGAGACGCATGCTTATCTCGAAACGACACCGCACAAGACGATGGACGCTGCTTTCCACGATGAAGCGTTCCATCTGGAGTGCCCCTGCAAGATTCCGCCGAAGACCGGGGCGCTAATCTGGAAATGCCGGTGCATGATACCGACCGGATGGAAACTGCGGTTCACGATTGAGTTCAACGATGACATCGTGGCGAAGGAGTCAGTCAAGCAGGCCATTGAACAGGCTGGGCTGATGTGCGGCATTGGCGGCTGGCGCCCGAAGTTTGGGCGGTTCTTCGCGGAGATTTTGTGAGGCCGGGCGAGGCATGGCCTGGCTAGGCCGGGCGCGGCGCTGCACAGCGCAGCGAGGCACAGCGCAGCGAGGCAACAGCAACAACATGGCCGGTGAAAGTCCGGCCAAAGTTTATGACAGAAACAACAAAACAAATCGGTGAGACAGAGACACAGCAGGCAGAACTCGTGCGGCTACCACTATGGCGGTCGTGTGTAGAGGCAATGCTTGCGGACGGGGTGGAATACGGCAAAACCTATTCCGCCGAATACTTCGAAGAAAAGCTGCGATGCAAGCGCGACCAGATGGCATTTGGGATTTCCCTGAGCCAGGTCCGCCGCGCTCTGGAAACGAAAGGATTCTATCTGAGCGGGCGCGGGCTCAAGGGCAACTCGTTCATCATCTTGGAGCCGAAGAACAATGTCAACGTTCTCCGCAGTTACTCGCACTCCGCGCTTGATGATCTCAAGCGTGGCGTGATACTCGGAACCAACACGAGACTGGACACACTTACCGCAGAGGAACGCCGCAGACACGAGTCCATGCTGCAAAAGATGGCCATGCGCCTCGTGATGATTAATAAGACAGCGCAGATAGCCCAGGTCATCGTCAGGAACTCTCCCAAACTCCTACAGCAATGCAAACCTCCCTCACTCACTACCCGCAGTTCGCCAGCATCGTCCGCCCCCCGGCGCGGCTGAAGGTCAGTGAGTGGGCGGAGCAATTCGCCGTTTTGCCCCACGAAGGCAACGAAGAGCCGGGCAAGTATCACCTCGCCCGAATGCCGCATCAGGCCGCGATGCTTGATGACCCGCTCGACCCGAGCGTCAGCGAAATCTTCTGGATGCTGGCCAGCCAATTCACGGGCAAGACAGCCTGCCTCACCATTCAATGTCTCTACGCGGCCCAGGCATTGAAGCGGTCAATGGTGATGGTTCGGTCCACCGGGGACACGGCTAAGGAATGGATGCGTGAGAAGTTCATCCCCATGCTGGAAGAGACGCCGTGCATGGCCGGGCTGTTCAAAAACCCCCGCGTGCGGGACAGCGGCAGCACCTCGCTCAATCGCAGATTCCCCGGCGGCAGCCTCAAAGCCATCGGCGCCAAGTCGGCCATGCGGCTCAGGGGCGGTTCTGCCGGGATTGTATTTCAGGATGAGATAGACAGCTATGAGACACTGAAGCGCGAGGGCGATCCGTGCGCACTGGCAGACCGGGCCGCCAAGACATTCTCGCGGGCGTGGAAGATCAAGAGCAGCACGCCGACGCTTAAGGGTTTCTCTCGGATAGACTCAGGCTACGAGAGCGGGGACAAGCAAAAATATTTCATCCCCTGCCCTGTCTGCGGAGAGTTTCAAGATTTGAAGTTCTCACAGTTGAAGTTCAGCTTTACGGCGGAAGAACATGCGAGGTTTACGATTTATGAAACAAAAACAAATGACAGTAGAGCAATTCATACAACAAGATGCGGAGAAGTTCTTCATGCCGCGCCCTCCGAAGCGAAAGTTTCTGCGGGGCAAAGGGGTGAAACCGAGGGCAGGTGTATTACTTCCTGTTTCACATGGGAGACAGGCAGCCATCCCATCAGAGACACCAAGCGGGCGCTCTACGTCTGCGAACACTGTCACCACGGATGGACAGACGCACAGCGCATCGCGGCCTACAAGTCGGGCCACAAAGACAACCCGGCAGTCACGGTGAATGGGAAGGAGCTTCGCGCAGAGTGGCGTGGCACCGCTCCATTCAAAGGCATCCGCAGCCGCCATCTCAACGGAATGTATGGCACCATCGGATTAAAGGATGCCTACACCTCCTATCTGCACTGGTTCGCAGAGGATTTCCTCGCAGCCAAGCGCGACGGCAGAGAGACGCTGATGGTCTGGACCAACCTCTTTCTAGCCGAAGCCTTCGAGGATGAGTCAGAGAAAACGGATTGGAAGACTCTGCGCGACCGTGGCGAGGATTACGTTGCCTGGGAAGAGCTGCCCGCTCAGGTCGTCTGGATTAACTGGGCTATGGACATTCACCCCGACCGCGTAGAGATTCTATTCTACGGCTGGGGCAGCAAGCGCGAATGCTGGGCACTGGAGAAACACGTTGAGTATTGCGACTTCGATTTGCAGTCCGCTCAGGACCTGGTGTGGGCCTACCTCGACGGCAAGAAGTTCAGCCATCCCATCCTCGGGCAGCTCACATGGGCCGTCGGCATGGTGGACGCCGGCTACCAGACGAAGGTGCAGGCCGTCTATCAGTTCGCCGGCAAGCACCGCTGGCGGAATGTGTTTTCAACGAAGGGCTTTGACACCATCCAGGGCGAGACAGTCATCGTGAAGAAGGAGCGGCGATTTGGCGGCAGCAAGGTCAACATCAACACCGACTACTTCAAGACGACGATTTACGATCGGCTGCAAAACACGGAGCCCGGCCCGAGCTACGTCCATTTCCCCAAAGCCGAGGCGGTGATCACCACCAAAGACGGCCAGCGCACCACGTTCAAGACCGGCTTCACCGACCGCTTCTATCAGCAAATGTGCAGCGAGCGGCGCATCCGGGTCAAGCTGCGGCTCGGAGGCTACAAAACCGAATGGCACAAGCTGACGAGCGCGACGCGCAATGAGGTTCTCGATTGCACCGTGGGCTGCTTCGCGGGCTGGGAAGTCGCGGGCGTGGAGCGCAACGGGGATATTGAGCGCAAGTGGAAGACCGTTGAGAAGGCGCTGGCGGCCATGCATCCCAAGCCGACGGCGCAGGAGGCCGCGGCGGCAATCACGCTGCCGGCGGAAATAAAAAAGCCCGAGCTGCGCACGGCGACGCAGCACCGCCCGGCGCGGAGGATGGTCATCAACTCGCCGTTTAGGTTTAGGAGATTTTGAATGGTTGAAGTTTTCTCAACGGGGGGGGGGCACGCAAAGCACGGCGATTTCCGCCCTCATCGCTCAAGGCCAACTTCCAAAACCGGACTTTACCGTCATTGCCGATACGGGGCGAGAAATGCCGACGACCTGGCAATATCTCGATGCCATAGTACGCCCGGCCTTTGCGGCGATTGGTCTTGAAATCTTCCGCATCTCAACGAAGGACTTTGCCGCCCCCAGGGGGCGGCAAATCTTCGCCACTTCTGGCCAGTTGATGATTCCAGCTTTCTCCAACAAAAGCGGGGAACCGTCGAAACTGACAGCTTTTTGCTCTGGCGCATGGAAGCAGGAAGTCACGGGGCGATGGTTGTCTTTAACCCAGCAACTCACACGCTCAAAGTATCGCAAATGGATTGGGTTCTCATTGGACGAAACGCGGCGCATCGCTCAGATGCAAAAGGGCAAAGAATATCTGGCAGGGCTTATCCGATTCCCGCTCGTTCATGACATTCCAACTCGGCGACAGGGTGCAATCCGAATCGTTGAAAATATGGGATGGCCGAAGCCTCCGCGCTCTCGTTGTTGGATGTGCCCAAATCAGTCGGACATGGAATGGTCAGAGGTCGCCACTGACTACCCGCACTTGTTTTCGGATGCGATAGAACTGGACGAATCAATCCGCGAGCGCGACCCGCACGCGTTTCTTCACAGCACAATTAAGCCGCTTAAGGATGCTGACCTCTCGAAGCCCGACGACCTTTTTAGCGGATCGTGTCCCAGCGGTGAGTGTTTTCTTTGACTCGCCGCCTGCCGTGAATGGGCACGACATGGCACGAGCCACTTGAATTTGTTAGCGGCGATACGCTCACCTTCAACCGAAGGTTGAGCGACTACAAGGCCACCGACGGCTGGGGCCTACTTTACGTTTTGCGCGGCGGGGCACAGGAAATCGAATTCACCTCTACTGCTCTTATTGATGCACACTCGATGGCCGTCCCCGCCGCCATTACCGCCACCTGGCTCCCAAAAGATTACACGCTGGCCGGCTATGCGGTAAGGGGTGACGAGCGTCACCAGATTTACGAAGGCGAGTTCACCCTAAGGCCGAACCTGCCCGACTCGCCGGGCGACGTGCCGGTCAAGACTTTCGCGCAGCAGATGGTCGAAAAGCTGGAGGCGGTCATGCTGGGCAAGGCCACCGCCGATTTGATGGAAAGCCGGATCGGCGAGACGCAATTCCGCTATCTCACGCCGGAGCAGTTGAGGACAGAGCACGGCTACTGGCTCGGGGTGCGGAAGGTGGAGCTTGCCATCGAGCGCGCGAAGTCCGGACGGCCAACGGGCTTCAAGATGAGGTCCACCATGCGCGTCATCTCCAACGGGCCGCACATCGGGATGTTTGGTTATCAAGGTTAACACATGATGAGATTCCCCTTCTTCAAACGCAAAGACGAGGCCATGACGGGCGCCCTGATTCGCAGCAACACGACGCTGCCGAACCATGCGGCAATGCTGCGCAGTGTCAACGGGAAAATACTGCGCTCCCTCCAGCGGACTGCGGAGAGCAACCTCAAGATGGCCCGCATGTATCAGGGTGCAATCACGGACGCCCTCAACGCGGATTTCCCGGTCAACATTTCGTCCGGCAACTCTGAGGCTATCACGAGCGTCGGCCACGTCCGCGCGCGCGCCCGCACCATCGAACGCGACGACCCCTACGGAGCGGGCATCGTGCGGATTTACCAGAATAACGTCGGCGGCCCCGATCCGTTCCCGCTGGAGATGCGCGTCGGCAAATGGGAGACGGCGCCGGGCAAAGGCGGCAAGCCCGACAGCCAGACCTTCGTTGCCGAAGTCGAAACCAACCGCCTGGTTGAGGACGCGTGGGAGGAATACGGCCGCAAGGAAAACTGCACCGTGCGCAAGGACATGAGCAGGTTGGAAGTTTACCTCCAGATGATTTCCTCTGTGGTGCGCGACGGCGGTTGGATTCTGCGCCATTATCCGGCCTTCCCAAACAACGATTTCCGCTACGCGATTGAGCCGATCGAATGCGACCGGCTTGATCAATATTACAACCGGTCCCGGCGTGAGGGGCAGAACGAAATCTGCGCGTCGATTGAGATGGACGAATACCATGCGGCGGTCAACTACTGGCTACTGACCCGTCATCCCGGCGAGTTCCTCACCGGCTGGGCTGAGAGCCGGCCCTACCGCGAGGCCGTCCCGGCGCAAAACGTGGTTGCGATTTTCGACATCAGGACTCGGGCCGGCCAATACATCGGCATGTCCCGGCTGGCGGCGTGCATCAATCCAATGCACGCAGTGAGGCAGTTCGACGTCGCCCATGTCACGGCGGCAATTTGGTCCGCTTGTAAGCCTCTCTTCCTGATCCAGGAAATCCCGACGGCAATGGGCGATGTCATCCCCGAGTTCATCCGCAGCGCCGTTGAGAAGATGGCCGAAGGTGAGAGCGGGCAGGAAGGCGCGCCGGTGGACGGCGTAAGCCCGGGCGACACAACTCTGCTTCCATTCGGCCAGAAGCCGCTCCTGGTTGACCCGAAGTTCCCCGTTGAGGCCGCCGAAGGATTCAAGGCCGACCAGCTCCGCAAGATGGCCACTGGCTCGGGCGTGCCCTACTTCATTCTGGCTCAGGATTGGGGCTCGTTAAACTTTACCAGCGGGCGATTGGGCCTGGACGATTTCCATGACACGTGCGGCGTGCTGATGAATCACCTGATTGCCGGCGCCGTGCTACCCTGGTTCTGCCGTTGGTTGGAAGCGGCCATCCTCGCTGGCAAATTGAATCTGCCGCTTTCCCGCCTCAAGGAATTTCAGTCAGCCGCGAACTTCCGGGGCCGGTCATGGGACTACGTGCAGCCGCAACAGGACGCGGAAGCCGACATCATGCTAATCGAGGCTGGAATCAAGTCCCGAAACCAAACCATCCGCGAGCGCGGGGGCCGCGGCACTCACGAGGTCAATGCGCAAATCGCCGCAGACAAGGCCTGCGATGAGGCGCACGATCTCACCTTCACCCCGACCAAGCCGACGATGGCCAAGGGCGAGGCCGGGCCGGGGCCAGACGATACCAGCGCGCCGCCGAAGCCCGGCAACAACGGCAAGGCGCGGTTCGCTTTATCCGGCTAATCATAAACCTGCAGTTGGCGCGGGGAAGGCCTGCCGCCGGATCTATGCGCTAGGCCGGCCTTCACTCATTGCGCGGCGTGCGCCCGCGAGCCAACCGCGCACAGTTGACTTTCGGCAAAAGCCGAAATGACAGAGCAACATCGGATATGCCGCTACATCCGGCTCGACGCAGCGAAGATCGACCGCGAAAAGAAGACGCTGCCGATTTCCTTTTCCTCTGAGTTCCCGGCGATGCAACGCGCCGATGTCTGCGTCCCACAGGAAATGATTGCGTCAATGGGCGTCAAATTGGGTGACCCATATGTTGAAATCCTCGACCACGCCGCCGATAGCGTTGACCTCTCCCTCCTGAAGAACCGCGGCGCCTTCCTCGATGAACACGATGAAAAGGACCAGCTCGGCGTCGTGGAAGATGCGGAGGTCCTGGAGAAGATTGGCCGCGCCCTGATTCGCATGGGCAGCGACGAAAAGGCCGTCAAGCGTTTCGCTCAGATGGCCGACGATGTTCGCCCGCACATCAGCGCTGGCTACAAATACACGCGCTACCTTGGGGCGGAGAAACTGCCCAACGGCAGAACTGCCCATCGCTTCGCCTGGAAGGGCCTGGAGATTTCATCCGTAGCAGCCCCAAACGACCCGACCGTAGGCGTCGCCCGGAGCTACCAGGACCTACCTGCGGTTGACTCACCGACTAAACCGAATGCCGAAAGCATCACTGAAAGTTTAACCGCTGACGAAATCAAACGTATGCGCATCCTGCTTGACCCCGCACCTGCCGCTGGCGGCGGTGGAACCATTGTCGTTGACGAAAAGAAAATCCGTTCGGAAACGGAGGCCACAACCCGCACGAAGTATCTGACCCGCGCCCGGGAAATCACCGTCATCGCCGACGCGTTCATCAAGGACCACGGAGCCAAGGACGGCGGCAAGATGGATGCGAAGATTCGCAGCATCGCCAACGAGTTCCTCTCGGGCGAACAGTGCGATGCGCCGATTGAGAACTTCAAAACCTGCTGCCTGACGGATATCCTCGCCGCCAAGTCGGCCCGCCCGATCGGCCTGGAAGAGGTCACCGACGACCCCTCGCAGTATTCGATCCAACGCGGCATTCAGAGCGCTATGCGCCGCGCCGAAACGGGCAAAACCAATCCGCAGGCCGCCATTCCCGATGGCCGCGAGGGCGAGGTTCACGCTGAAATCATCCGCCGGGCGAGCCAGGAGCCGGGTGGCCTCGGCTATGAGCCCGCGGGCTTCCTTGTCCCGCACGATGCGACCCTGGGCGGCACCAAGCTGACCCGAGCCGACCGCTCGCGCCTGACCCGCGACAGCCAGGCAACCATCTTCCCCGCAGGCGGGGCTTTCGTCCCGACCGAGTTGCGCATCCCGGTCATTGAAATCCTGCGCAACATGATGGTTCTGGACCGCGCCGGTTTCTGCCAGACACTCGCCGGTCTGACTGGCAACATCCTCATTCCCCGCCAGGAAGCCACTGCGACGGCCTACTCGGTCGGTGAAATCGACCAGCTCACTGCCAGTCAGCAGATCCTCGGGCAGATCGCGCTCTCCCCGAAGCGCGTTGGATCGAAGCAAATCTACTCGAAACAATTCGTGATGCAGTCCACGCCGGACGCCGAGGGCTTCATCCGCAACGACCATTTCGAAGTCATCGCCCGCCAGTGGGACCGCCTCGGCCTCGTGGGTCAGGGTGCGGGCGACGAGCCGATGGGCATCTTCAACACGCCCGGCTGCCAGTCAATCATCTTCGGCGGCACAGCCACATGGGGCAAAATGGTGGACATGGAAACTGCGCTCCGGACAATGAATGTGACCGATGAGCTGGTCTATGTCTCGACGCCCGCGGTCAAGGGCGCACTGAAGAAAATCGCGGTGGCGCTCACTGGCGCGACGGTCATCGGCGGCACTCAGAACGCGATCTGGATTGGTCGCGGCCAGGATGGCGAGGTCAACGGCTCCACGGCTCTGGACTCCAATCAGATTCCCGGCAACGTCGTCATGCTCGGGGCAAAGAATCAGGCCATAAAGGCGATCTGGGGCGGGCTCGATATTGTGAGCGACATCTTCACCCGAGCCGACCGGGCCGAGGTGGTATTGACCATCAACACCTGGGGCGACTTCGCCGTGCGCCATCCGCAGGCCTTCATTGTCAGCGCCGACGCTGGCAACCAATAACCGTCACTGGCAACCGCAACTCTCTATTCGACAATGAATATGAAACACCTGAAATTCTCACTCCTCTTCACGGCGGTTCTGGCGATGATCGCCCTGCCGGCACTGGCCCAGCGCGGCAACGACCTGTTCTATCCGACGCGCACGCTGACTCTCGCGCCCCCGACGCAGCAGGCCGGGGCTACCAGCGTCACCAATCTGCCGACGGACATCCGCATGTATGACGGTATCGTTGCCGTGACGATCATGAGCTACACCAACGGCGGCGGGACGTTTACGGCGACACTGGAGCAATCCAGCACGACCAACATTACCGGCTGGGGTGCGCTCTCGGGCTACTCCATCGCTGTCCCGACCACGATCATCTACACGAATAACGTCATGGTGAGCGGCGGCAGCACCAACATGCTGGGCACCAACTACTGGCTGTTGCCAGGCACACCGACCACACCTACCGCATCGACCGCCGGCTTCGCCACCAGCTATCTACTCTCGCAGGAGATGACCAACACCGGAGCGATTACGCTGCCGGCTGGAGGCGCTACTCTCATCGGGTTTAATGCCGGAGATCAAAAGCGCTACGTTCACATTATCTTCACCTCGACCGGCGCGGCCACGACTAACTTCTGCGGGGCCGTCCTGAGCGGCTACACGCATGGTAGCGTGGCCGTCACGCCGTAACCAGCACCTCGACACACGCGATATGAAACTGATTGCAAAGCAAGACTTCCGAAACGTGGCCGCCCTTGGATTGAAGGAGGACGGCAAGTCCACCATCGTCGGCACCAAGCACGACGACCACATTCACAAGGGTGCGGTGTTCGACATCGGCCCCGTGGCCAGCAACGTCCAGGAGCTGGCCAAGAAGGACCGCGCCGCCGGCCAGGTTGTGGCTATGCTGATTTCGACCGGCGCGGTTGGCGACGCCAACGATCCGACGGTGGTGCAGTCCGTCAAGGACGACATCGCCGCTGATGAGAAGCGGACCGCCGCTGCCGACAAGCTCAATGCGCAGTCCGCCGCCTCCTGTCTTGGTGACACGATCCTGTCCGCCCTGAGCACGAAGAAGGCCGCGAAGTAAGCTGTCCTGTTAGTTGTTTCATGGTTAGGTTGGCGGCTGGCGTGTGGTAGCGCCAGCCGTTTTTTTTGAATGAACGATTTCGCCACCCACGCGAGCGCGATGCAGGCCGTCCAGAATCGGCTCGGTGATGACTGCCCGACGATCACCTGGAACGGTGTGGCCTACAAACTGATTCCCGGTAGCGCGGTCCGGCGCATGGACCTTGGACCGGGAGGCTTCCGGCTCAACGCGGATTTCATGGCCGACGCGCTTGCGTCCACCTTCGCCGACGGCCAGACCATCACGAATTCCGCGACACTCAAGGCGGCCATGCTACAGACTCCTATTGGCTATCTGGGCGACGATTACAAGGTGGAGGCTGTCCACATATCCCCCGGCGGCCTGCAAGTCCGCATAGAGGCCAATAGCCTCACCCAGGGGGCTTAATGATCCAGATCACCTGCCGGGTTGATACCTCAATGCTGGAGGCCGGCATTGATTGGGCTCAGAAATACACGACGCGGACTCTGCCGCAGGCGGTCAACACAGCGCTGTATTGGGTGGCCATCAATGCGCGCGAGGGAACTCCGTTTGTCACTCAGGACAGAATCAATCAAGACATGGGGATAGTGGTGAAGACCCGCGTGCGTGGAAAGCTATTGCCATCCTCTTCAAAGCTGACAAAGAACCGCGTTGCAAGTAGTGGTAGGACCGTCAGGATTGACAATAAGGATGTCCCGCGCGCTGCCGCCATCGTCGCCGCCCGGGCCAATGCCGGTTCGGCCTACAACAAGCTGACCACCTCTCGCTGGGCCATGACGGACAATCCGTTCAAGGGAGTATCGCGCGCGGCTGGGCGCGCCGCTATGGCCGCACTGGTGCGCGCGATGTTGGCCGCCCGCCGCGGCCAATCAACGAAATACCTATACGCCGGCTGGCTCCCGGCCATCTCGATCCTCTATCCCCACAGCGTTCAGAAGTTCATCCGTGGCGGGCCGTCGGCAAAGCGTGGCGGCAAGATCAACTTCGACCTTGGGGCAGCGCAGCCGGCGCAACCGGGTGTCCAATGCGCGGCAATGATACAGAACTCGGTCGGCATGGTAAGCAAGACTGGGCCGAAGGCCAACGAGGCGCTGGTTAAATATGCCAGCGATGCACTACAGCGGACCATCGACAGCGAGGGCCAGAAGAACATGGACTATGCCCTGCGAGAAATGGAAAAGGAGATGGCCGCGATGGTCAATAAGCTCTGGCGCTAGAACGCCACCAGCGCCAGAAAACAGAACAGCCTCCCGATGACCGAGAGGCTGGCGGCGGTTCGTGTGGAGCGTCTGGTTAGGACTTCGGACGGGCTTTCTCTGGCCACCGCTTGGCGCGTGCGAGCGCGAGACGCTGCTTGCGGCGCTCTAGCTCGGCGGGTGTGTAGGACTTGGGGACGCCCCTCGCGAGACGCCCGAGGGCTTGCGCAGCGCGATTCATGCGGCCTCCGGGCGAGTGCCGCAATTTGGGGTCATGGAGCAGCAGAGACTCCAGAGCCCAATCTGGCGATCCTCATCGTCCGCTGGTCGCCCACAGAGCGTCGCAAAGGCGATCTCCAGATCGTTCTCATCTATCTCTTGATTTTCGTCCTGGTCATAAACCCATTCCGTTGCCTGCGCTACAGCCATAGTATTATTTTTCATACCCACATAATCTCACAACAGCTTATGTGACGCAACGGAACAATCTCAGTATAATTGCGCTCCGGATGGCCGTATGGCATAAGATATGCGCTTATGTTAGTCCTAACGCAGAACTCACCGACCGGCGCGGAGCCGGTTCGGTGGAGTGATTTGTTCTGTGTCCGGTCGAATTGATGCAAAACCCCAATGAAAGCGGGTCAAAATAAATGAAAATAGTTGTTGCAATACCTAGCGATAGGTATATAGTGGGGGTATGAAAAGAAACATTACAGACCCGTGCAAAAGCTCACTGTTCCTCAACAACGATGGAGCCTCAAAGTGCTGGATCGAAATATCCTGCGGAATCCGAGCCGATGGCTCGACCTATCACAACACCAATGAGCGGTTTCCGCTCGACATCACCCCGTTTGGGGAAGACGAAACCGCAATTAGAAACTACCTCGCGACCGAAGTCCGCAAGGTGGTATCTCAAACGCACGTCGAGCGCATCAGCGACGATACGCTCGAAATGCTCCCGAAAGGATTCGCGCTGTGAACGCGATTCTCTCCAAAGCCGAGTCCATCTGGAAAGAGGGACTCCCTATCCGAAGCATCACAGCTCACAATCGCGGGCACGGAAAATGGGACGTCCAGTTCGTGATCGAACTTATGCTTGGACACTACGACGAGCCTCGGGGCACCCTGAGGGGGTGGGAACGATACCCTGACCAGCACGTCGAAGCGCTCGCAAGCGAAGAGGGTATCGAGGAAATCATGCGCCAGGTCGCGGAAGCTGGCCACTCCGTGGACTTGGTGCGGTTCGATGGTTCACTCCCTCAGTATCCCCAGTTCATGACCAAACCCGTGAAGTGGTATCGCAAATGAACTGTCCACACTGCGCAAAAGAAATCAATCCGGCTGCGATGCTCGGCTCAATGACCAGTGAAAAGAAAGCAGCCTCCTCACGCGCAAACGCAAAACTCGGCGGCTGGCCGAAAGGTCGGAAGCGCAAGAAATCGCGGAAGGCTAGGACACAGAACGCAGAACTCACCGACCGGCGCTAGCCTTCGCTTTTGCCCACCTCGCCGCCGCCGCTTTCCTCGCCTGCTCTGGCGTTCTGGCCTTTGATTTGCCCGTCCCGGCTTTACCACCGAGACGGCCTAGAGATACGGCTGCTGGGTTTTTCAATCTTCAACCCTTTCTGCCTTGGCCTGTGAGGAACTCCTTGAACTGCTCCACTGTGGCCCGCCATTGCCCGGTTTCGTTCGCGCAAATCTGCGCTGAGTGATACCCAGCCTTGCGCGCAAGCCGGTCAAGTTCAAGCCATTCCGGCGAGTCAAAGATGATCTCGCACACGGTCTTTTTGGTCTGTTCGCTCTTCATATTTTGGTTTGTTTGTTGTTTCACTGTGCTTAGACCATACCGCAACCGCTTGCGCATAGCAACGGGAATTCGCTTTTAGGGCCGGATTTATTGCGCCTGATTTGACCCGGCTGGCACGGGATACGCTACCGCTTGCGCATTGGTGCGGGGTTGACTGGTGGCCTTTTGCGAAATGGCTGCACCATTCAACCGCCTGCGCTCGAAACTCAACCGGGCCATCTGCGCCTATTTGATTAAGGAGGGGTGCGGAACTGCGGCTGACACCGCCCCCGAGAACTCCCAGCAGATCAAGTCATACCCGAATACGACGGTGCGAGCTGGCATCGCAACACCCAATCCCGCGTTGACCGGCAACCGGGACATTCCGGTCCATATCGGCATCCGGGGCAGTGCGGTCAGAGATCCAGCCAACCTCACCGATGTGACGACAGCCCGCAAAGCTTTTGATGACCGGCTGGCCAGCGTCTATGACGCGCTGATGCAGGGGGATGGCGCAACCCTGCGGGCGACGGCGGCAGCCATCACCGCCGCGGGCCGCGCGCTGGCGATTAGCGCCCCGGGCACTAATGCCGACATGGCCGACTTCACCTGTCAGGCCTGGTATGACGGCGGCGAGGGCGATGCTGAGCCGGACCAGGAAGGAACGCGCTGGGAGGAAATACTCATCTTCCGCGCGTTCTGCGCACCTTCAAACGTGGATTGATTATGGAGCAACCGAAAACCGCCGCACAGATTAACACCCCGCAGACCGGGGCAACCGATTTCACCCCGTTACCACCAGGCGCTCACCCGAGACTGGCCGCCGCGATCAAGGCAAGAGAGGAAGAGGAGAAGGCTGCCCAGGCCGGCTGGTGGAGTCTGCGCGATAAGCGGGGCTCGGTAGATGGGATCGTCAAAGCTGTTGAGTCGGCGGCCATTCCGCCGCATTGGCAGGCCGCGATCAAAGCGGAGATTGCCAACTTGATAGCAGGGACGGCGTTCAATTTCCTCTACCTCGACGTGCATTATTTCGTGGTCAAAGGCAAGGCAACGCTGCACCTGACAATCGAGCCCGACCAGGTGCTTTAGTTGACTCAGCCGAAACGGTGACATGAAGAAAGTCGTCGTCCTTTTGGCCTTGGTAGTCGGTGTTGCCGTTGTCTGGCTGGCCCATGCGGCTCCGGTAATCGTCTCGGGCTCGCCTCAGACCGTCACTGGTAGCTATGGTTCCCCGGCAACCGGCACTGGACTGGTAGCCGTCGCCTTTTTCCCCAATCCAACCTTGCAGCAATGGTCGATTCAGCACGGAACTCTGAACAATACCAACGACATCTCGATTGGGATTTGGATCAACACGACATCGAATTTCGTGAACGCGGTTCAGATTGGAACCTGGCATCCGGCGAACACGAATGCTACGACCGAGCTCATCTACCCCTACAGCTTCACTGTCACAAACTACACCTTCCCGATCATCTCAACCACCAACGCCCAATCCTTCTTTATCCAATACGGACAATAATATGAGCGAGGAAACCAATCCCATTGAGTCGGCTGCGCCATCACAGCCGAATCAGAAGGAAAGAGATGCTGTTATCCGTGCGTATTTCGGAGCAAAGACGCCAGAGAAAAAGCGCGAAGTCGTTGCAGCAAACCCCTGGCTTTCTGACTGCTTCGCTTCCGTCAATCATCAATAACCTATGGCCATTACTCATCGCGGTAAAGCAGTTGTGGAAGGCACTGCCGGGGCCTTTGATTTGATCGTCTATCCCATCACCCAGAAGGGTGACCTTGAAGCAAATTGGGAAGAGGAAATCGTTAAGGACGTGCATGGAGGCGACGCCGCCTGGCTGGCGCGCAATCTCCATTACCTCGCCAACTTCTCGTTTAAGGTCGTCGGTGACAGCGCAGCCAACGCCAAAGCTGGCGCGGCCATTATCGCCCCGCTCGCAACGGTCACGCTCTCGGCTTTCGACATCGCGGCTTTCAACGGAGTCTATCAGAATATGTCCGGCCAGAAGATTGACCTGAGCAACGTCACCGTTGCCGACATGTCCACCAAGTTCCGCCGCTACGATGACGCCGCGCAGGCCGCGCTTGCCGCGACTGTCCCGGGATAATCTCTATGCACGACCTGGCCCTGGCCGATGCGGCGAGGCCGGCGCCAGTCCGCATCCTTAGACTGCCGATGTTTCCCTACAGCATCGGGCATGAGATCACACTACTCTCGCAGCGCAACCCGCTACTGTTCGACGCTCCGCTCAAACAGCCAATGACTGCGATCATCCAGGCTGCGCTGATTTGCAGCCGGACCTGGCGGCAGCAAGGCCGGCGTGAGCGCAACATGAGGCTGTGGGGATGGCTAATCCGAAAGAGCGATCCGAACGCGGAGATTGCCGCCTTCCACGCCTACCGCGCGGCGGGTAGTAGTTGTCCGCCGTCGCCCACTCAGGAAAACTACGAAATTGCCAACGGCCTGGAGCACGAGGAACAGGGCCGGGCCTTCGGCGGTAGTCACCTCGCCCGGTTGCTGGCCTACGCCGCGACGGTCCACCGCGCACTTGGGCACGAGACTCCATACGATGTGCCGATGGGTTTAGCCAATCACCTCTATCTCTCGGAGTTGGAGCTGGCCGGCAATGTGCGAATAGAGAATGAGCGCGAGGCACAGGTGAGGATTGAAATGGAGCAGCACAAGGCCGACATCGCAAAGGAGAAACAATGCCAGCCCTGACAGCCATCTTCGGCGGGAATGCCAGCGGACTGTTCAATGAATTACGCAAGGTGCGGGCGATGGGCGCCGGCTTAGCCTCCAGCTTTTCGCATGAGATGGGGAACAAACTGCTCGGCCTGGTATCGGTTGGGGCGGTTGAGGAAGTGGTGCGGCGCACCGTCGAGTATGGAGAGCAGATTTCGATTCTCTCTCAGAGGCTTGGCATCTCAACGGATGCGGTTCAGCAATGGGACTATGCACTGAAGCAGAACGGTTCAAGCATTGAGTCCGCTGCGGGCTTCTTCGAAAAGCTGGCCACCGCGCGAAAGAAGGCGATGGACGGGCAGGCCGAATACATCGCCTCCTTCCACCGGCTCGGAATCGAAGTTGCCGATCTGAAAAGCAAACGGCTTGAAGACATCGCCGCGCAGATTGCGCGGGCGTTCCAATCGGGAGACCCACAGAAGCTGATAGCGGACCTGCGTGAGGTTGGCGGGCGCGGAGCCGGCGAGATGGTTGCCGCATTCCAGGGTGGGCTCGGTGAGCTTTTGGGATCGGCTTCTGTAATCGAGAGCGAAGTAATTGACCGGCTCCGGGAGGCAGCAGACCAGATGCATCGACTTGGATTCGAGGCCCGGAGCTTCGCTGCCCCGGCCATCGCCTGGATGGCAGAGACAGCGACAAAGGCGCTGCAAGGAATGCAGGTTGTTTGGGCGGGAATTTCAGCGGCTTGGAAGGGACAACACATTGACCTCGAACGCGGATTGGCCGGGGCGATGGAAGCCTACCGCAAGATCACCAATGGACAGGCCGCCGACACCGACGCGCGAGGTCGGCGCAAGAATGCGGTTGGCATCGGCGGTGCCGACGCTGGCGAGGCAAAGGCCAGCAAGGCGGCCAAGGAAGAACTCAGGCTACAGGAGCGGCTGCAAAAGCTGATTGATGAGAACTACCTGAAGTCTCTAACCAAGAAAGAACGGGTAACGGAGCTATATCGTCGCAAGGAGGAAAACGACGCAATGATTGCTCAGGGTGGGCTCGTCAAAGACGCCGAGCTGCGGGCCAAAATCTATTCTGAGGAATTGACCAAACAGATAAGCGCGGCGGAAAAGGAAAGCAACACCCGAGCCCTGCGGGGCCCGCTCACGCACTTGCAGCAGATTGGAGCCTACGCTCCAGCATCAAGCACTGTGCTTGTGGATACAACCAAGAAAATGGCCCTCGACATTCGCGATCTGAAGGATCATGTGATTCGCGGCGGGGCATTTCACTCCGGGGGCCGCTCCCGCTTCTAACCTATGGGAACCATCTATCGAGGCACGCCAGTCCCGCAGATTCAGGATCAGATCTTCGACTTTGACCCGCAGCGCGGGCGCGTCTATCGCACCAACTATCGCGGCATCAGCCAAGGCCAGATGCTCTCCTATTGGGAAACCTACATCGGCCTTGGGATGGCCGCGCGCGTCACCTTCCACATGGGCGACACGGCGAGCCTTGAGGTTGAGGACTCAACGCAGGCATACACGATTGATGTCTGGCAGATTCTCGGCAACGAAGAATCACGAGACGGCCTGAGCCATCCGGCGCTGATAGCGGCGCTGGGCAGCTCAGCGGACGATTACATCGCCCTGATGCGTGAGCACCTGGCGAACAATGACAAAGAGTCAGATGTCTTTGCAGCGGATGGCGACCTCTACGGGCTTGATGCTGCGGTCAAACGGTTCTACTCCCTCCAGGCCCGCGGCTCGACGGAATACCGGCACGGACAGTATGTCCTTCGGCACAGCACCAACGCGCCCAATCGCTGGGCGGTAAATATTTCAGACTCTGGCGTTGACGAGGTTTACACCCCAGCGCAGCTACTCACTGAGGTTCAGGATGGAAGCCTGTGGGTCTATCCGTTGCCGGGCCGGCTGGCCTACAAGCTTGGCGCCATTGCATCGCCAACGGCTCAGACAAACTACCTCTGGGGCTGGCTCAAGTCAGCGAGCACCGAAACGAGCGCAGCCAATAACCGGGTGGACATCACTACGGAATATACCCTGGAACAGTTCAGCACCGACTACTATACCGCCTATTGAGATGAGAGGACCGCTGCCACCCAAACCGACCGGATACGATCCCGAGGCGCTGTTCCATCAGCAGACCTGGGAGAAGCTGCACGGCGCTCCAATGAAGCCGCGCGATAGCGCTACGGTGAAGTGGAGCCTGACAACCCGAGGGCTGTTCGCCAGGGTGAGGCCACAAAGGCAGAGCCAACAGTCCGGCATTGGCCTTCTTTGCAAGGTCGTGCAGACCTATAGCCGTGGATACATAAGTGCGCACAGATGGGATGGCACGACTGAGGGCTCTACCATCTACATCGCCATGAATCCGGTTAACTGGGGGCCTACCCCTCCGGCGACAACAATCGCCAGAGAGGTTGATGGCGATGTGATCACATATAGCTTGTGGGACGTGTCCGTTGGAAGACGAACAGCTACCAGTGAACTATTTGGCACCTTCTGGCAGGAAGTGATAAGCCCATCCTATGCAGAGGACGATTATGTATGGGCTATGCCGGTTGACCATACCGGGCTGATAGTTCCTGTCGGCATAGATGGAGCCAACGTAGAACTCAAATACATCAGCATTGGAGACGTTAGACAGTATGCGGCTGTCTTGCCGTTATGAAGGTTGGAAGATGCTTCACACACACACCCGGAACAGTTGACGTGCGGGCGGCTGGGCCTTACTCGTTAGATGTTGAGACTCCGGGCATTAGGAACGTTGGCGAGTTCCCGACTAAGTATATCACGTTTCCGTGCAAGGCATTGTTCTTCGAGGGCAAGAAATCGGACTTGGCTGGCATGGAGGCGGGCGTTGCGAGTGTGTGGACCGACCCAGACTTCTCAGGATTCCAAAGGTATTGCCCCGTTATCAAAAACGACTATGGCGATTGGATATTCAACCCTGAGGCAGGCGTTGACCTTGATGGCGGTGATGTTGGCAACAACATTACAATGGGAAGCTCATGGGTCTATAAGAAGCCCGGCGATACAGACGCATGGCCTCCAGACGGTGACAGCAAGGTGTATGCCTTCCTAATGATGGTTGCGTTTCCGCAGCCGTTTATGAGGATTGCAGAAACAAGGACAATCCAGCTTGGCGTTGGCGAGATTTCACCAACCAGGTCATGGATGGGGTTCTGGCCTCCAAACAATCTAGGCCGAGAGGCTGGAGACTTTGTGTCGGGCAGCCCGGTGCTTGATGCGTCGGGCGCTGGGCAAATAGCCGCTGAGTGCTACAATCTCCACAACACAACCTACGTTATTCCGTTCGACCTTACGGAGCCGTCTGTTCCGTCGTCTGATTGGCCCGACGGCAAGGTGTATGGCCGGTTCAGGTTTATCCCCATTCCGCTGGAAGCCCCCCTGTAGAACCATTGACTTTCTCCACACTATGAAAATGAACCGCGCCATCCTACTCTTGTTTGCCCTGTGCCTGCCCCTTCAGGCCGCCGACGTGGTGTTCCAATACGAGAACATCGTCGGCCAGTCCGGCGTGCATGTCGTCACCCTGAAGCCAATCGGCGCGCCGTGGATGGTGAATGGAAAACTCATCGTGCGCAATCCGTATTCCTCGGTGACAGACCGGGCCGGAAGTCTCACCGTCAGCAACTTTGTCGGCGGCAAAATCGAATCGGATTTCGTCGGGGATGGACAGATCGTCACGACGAATTACTTCGACTTCCCGTTCACCAACGGCACGCTCTACGCAACCAACTACCTGACCACGACTCTGCCGGGCGGGACCAATGTCCCGTTCTACTCGGCGGCAAACCTGGTGTTCAGAACCAACCTGACCAGCAGCACGAGCAACGGAGTTGTCTTTGTGGACTCCGTAGGGGGCTCCGTAGGGGGCTCCGGACTGGATACCAATGCGGTGATCGGGATCATGGCCTTATCGCAGGTGGTGACGCAGGGGCGGGCGGCTACCATCCTGGGCAGCTCGCTGAGTGTGCTGAACTCGAATGGGAACACGGCAACGCTCACGATCGGGGGACTTACCCAAGGCGGGCACACGCAAACGATCACGGTCAATCCGTCGGGCATCTCGTTTGGGGCGATGCTGCAGAGCGGCAATGATCTGACGCTGCCTGCCGGCGGGAACTTTTATGGCGGGCTGCCGGCGGCGAACTTGAGCGGGACTGTGCCGCTGGGGTCGTTGAGCGGGATAACGAGCAACCAGTTCGACATAGGCACGGCGGCACAGCTCGCGCTGGCGGGGACTGGGAGCGGAGTTAGTCCTATCACCGTGATGCATGGAACCGTCGCCACTTCGTTTGGGGATTTGGAATCAGCGGCGGCGGCAGCAATCACAGGTGACAGCATCGTGCTCTCGCCCGGCACATTCTATATCAGCCATTCAATTCAGGCTCCGACGAATGGGGCCATTGTGGGGGCTGGACGGAGAGCCAGCATAATTGCATCCACCAAGTACGGGACTTCATTGGACATCGCCATTCGGCTTTCCGATAACTGCACGATCCAGCGACTGACAGTGACCAACACCGGAATCATATCCTCGGACGGGACGCTCACAGGAACGCCATATTATGGGGGCTGCATTGGGACATTGTATTCGGGCGTGAACTATTCTAACGCCGTGCTGGCAGACTGCGATTTTTACGGGCTATCAGATACATGGTATAACCGGAGCGGCAGCGGGAACAATCGAGGTATGGCTATCAACTGCAAATTCGTTGGAGGATGGGACATCGTGACTGCGTTCGCACAGGAGGCCACACCGGTAACAAATTTCTTTAAGTTTTACGACTGCCAATTTCTCAGGACACACGGAATTGGAGAGCAGCAGTCAGGAGCCGATTTGACTACCTCCACGGAAACAGGGTCGTTTCTGGATGCCGAGTTATATGATTGCCAGTTTCGGCACGAGGCAAGCGGCATTTACATCCGCCTCGAAGGGCCACCAGACAATGTGCGGTGCTACAACTGCACCTTCACGAACACCACCGGCGCGGTGGACTACATTAGTTACGAGGGGGGCACACACAACGTACTGCTGCAAAATTGCTCCATGCCTCCAGGAACGGTTTATTTCAACGGCGGCGACACACCTCCCAAGCCGCCGAGTTTTGGGGGCTTAAGCGCCGACAGGTTTGACTTCGGCAGCGGGGATTGGGGGGCAAACGCATCGGTGACATCTGGAGCGGACGCTCCTACGGCGGCGGAAGCTGACGGGTCTATTTATCTTCGTGGCACAGGCCAGCTTTATCTCATGACCGACGGGACATGGCAGGCGCTTGGCAGCGGGGGCGGAGCCACCCTAAGCCAGCTTCAGGGCTCCACCAATACGGCAACATTGGCGCTACAGGGATTGGCGACGCAGGCTTATGCCGACGCTAAAACCAATGTTAACCTGGCCGGGTGGGCGGGCGTGCCGACCAACAGCCCTGTGCCGATCAACATCTGGGGCAAGGCTGCTCTTTCGGATTACCTTGGGACCAATTCTGGCGGGCAGATCGTATTCAGCAACGCCGTGGTCAACACGAACCTTTCGTCCGGGAGTTGGGCGCTCTACAACGCATCGCAGGAAGTGCGGAGCAACTATTCGACCGGGAGCTATTTCCAAGGAACGAACGGTTCTGCCAAGTGGGTCAATGGAGCAAACGCAGCGAGCGTCATAATCACCAATGGCGGCATCACTGCCAGCGGTGGACTGACCGGAGCTACAGTTAGCGCACAGCGCGCGGCCTTTTCGGCTTCACTTACATTGCCGCAGGGTGATTCCGTTGGAGAGTTCATTTTGGGAAATGCCTCAGGGGGAAGGCTTAGCCTCAGCAACTCGGCGATTGGGACAATGCTAACTATTGATGATAGCGGAAACGTTTCGGCTCATGGAATATTCTCTGGTGGAGGATCGGGACTTACTAACTTGACGGCGGCCAACATCGCTGCGGGCACGGCCCCAATCAGCATCAGCGGCAACTCGGCGACAGCGACGAGCGCGAGCACGATCAATGGGTTTCAGGCGTTGACGAACAAGCACTCGGTTCAGGTGGAGATTGATGCGGCACAGACGAATCACGGGACGTTTTTGGTAGATGGGGCGGCGGGGTTTGGTTCGGGGTTAACCATCGGAGCAGGTCAAACCATCAATCCATCTTCGGATAATAACGGTTATGTTGGAGGAGGTGGAAGACGGTTTGCAGGGGGATATTTTGTAGAGACACAATCAACAGACTTTGCTGCACCCGGCTTCTTTGCGATGGCTGCCGGGTCTCCAGAAGGGCAGATTAACTTTTTCGGTTGGGCGTCGGGGCTGAAAAACAACCCTATTGTCACGCTGAATGTGAGTAATATTGTGGCTAGGGGAACCATCACCGCCACGAACGGCTACATTCTTCCCCAACTTCCGTGGATACCCACCAACTCAATCCCTGGAACCAACGGCAGCGCAAATAACACCGTGACTAACTGGATACTGGTCAATCTGAGCAACAACTTCTTCATCGGCGGCACAACGTATGCCACTTACCCAGGTGGGCCGACATGGATTTGCACCAACAGCGCGGTGTCGGGCGGGTTCATCCTGAAGCAGCCATCATCATGGACCACGACTACTGTCCCATGACGCCGCGCCTTATGACTCCCCTCCTCCTTGCGCTTTACCTCCTGACGAGGACCAACGATCTGCCGTTGAGCGTCCCCACCAACTCAGCGGCTTCCCCTAAGGTCTGGCACTTCGCGGCGGAAGCCATGAACAATCAGGGAGCGTTTTCCGACCCCTCTACTGAATTGGTATGGACTAACTACAGCCACGCGGCGATGGTAACTTTAGCGTGCGACCCGAACTCCATAACGGACAATGTAATTGGATACACCTTCCTTGGAGGGCGCACCCAATCGGTCTATACGGTTTCTAACCTCGTGATGGGCGGGCCGACCGGCACGCTCCAGATCATCCCCATTCAGCCAACCAACCGGGTTGTAACGGTGAGCGTGCTAAGCTCAACCGGGCTGGCCGGGCCTTGGCTGCCGGATACGAATTTCCCGGCGTTGACCGTGACCAACCCAACTGGCCCGAATTCCTTCTATCGGTTCAACATTTCACAGCGAACCCAATGAGAGCCAAGCCCCGAGCATTTTACGCCCGGCTGGCCGAGTTGGTTTTAATCCGAGGCCAGACCCAAAAGCAGGCGGCGGATGTGTTCCACGTGAGTGAGAGCAACCTCGAGTACCACCTGATTAAGGTGCGAAGATGGATCACCCGAGGAACCAAGTGGCTGCTGGAAAAATGAAAGGATGACATTATGACGAGAATCATTTCACCACTACTTATCGGAGCATCGACGGGAGCGGTGGCGGATGCAGGAGCAACGCTTCTGGAGCATCAGTCGGTAGGTGTTGTGACGGCTGTCTCCATCGCTTGCTTTGTCGGAACGTTCTGCATGTGGATTGCGCACAAGTTTGAAAAACAGGATCGGGACTTGAAAATCCACAACCTGCAACTCGCGTCAGAACTGAGCACTTATCACGTTCAAGTCGCTGAACGGCTCGCCCGCATTGAACAGAGCATCGAAGACCTTCCGTGCTCTAACTGTACTCCAAAGAAAACACACGTATGATAGCTCAAATCGACGTTATCTCACTCGGCACAAACCCCAAGGCATGGCTCGTAATCATCGGCGGCACTCTGCTCTCGCTGATTGTCGGGCGATTCGTCCAGGCCTTTCGCGCAGGCGGCGGGCTCAAAGACGCGGCATTGGCCGTCTGGTGTGGGACCAACGCGCCGAAACAGACGTCCCCGCCGCCTTTGACTCGCCCGCCGGGTCAGATATGAGACTCTTACTCGCAATAGCAATTCCCGCACTACTGACCTTGACCGGGTGCAACACCACTCACTACCATAGTGTTCGGACCTATCAGGAACCGGGAACGAATGGGGTGGTCGTAACCGTTACCAACGTCGTGGACATTTCCAACAGTCGGCTCATTTGGTCCTCTGAGGGGATCGCCGCCAAGTTGGACAAGAGCGGCGGCACTCTCAGCGTCATAAAGAGCAACCCGGATGCGGATTTCGTTAAGTCGCTCACCGAGCTGCTTACCACGCTGGGAATTAGCGCGGCCCCGAAGTAGGTGCCGTGAGCGACACCGTTGGCAAACTTGGCCGGCTGAAGTCACGGCCCGACCGCAGGACGCTGCGGATGGCCCGATACCTGACGGCAGAACTCCCGCCTCCCCCGCCCCGAACCGAATGGCGCACTCGGGTCAATCCGTCGCCGGGTTTCCTGCGCAGCAAATGGAAGATGCTGCTCAACGACGAGATTGGAGATTGCGTCATCGCCGCGGCAGATCATCTAGAGATGTCGTGGAGTTGGAATTCCGGCATACCGTTCGTCCCCACAGACGAGCAGGCACAGGCCGACTATTCGGCGGTGACCGGTTACGATCCGGCTCACCCCGAGACTGACCAGGGCGCGGACCCCCTGACCGTCCTGAAATATTGGCGCAACACTGGGCTGGCCGGCATCAAGATCGAGGCTTTCGTTTCCACCAACGCGCAGCGGTATGCGGAAGTGCAGCAGTCCATCAATCTCTTCGAGGGCTCATTCATCTCGCTAGGATTGCCGCTGGCGGCTCAGGAGCTATCGACCTGGGACATACCCAAGGGGCAGCCGCTCACCGGGATCTGGGAGCCTGAATCGTGGGGCGGTCACATGGTGGCCGGCGTGGACTATGATGGGGACTGGATGACGATCATCACCTGGGGCGAGGAAAAGCAGATGAGTCGGGCCTTCCTCGATGCTTACTGCGACGAGTCCTACTGCGTCCTGTGCTCCAGGATGCTCGGCTCGGATGGCACAAGTCCGCTGGGATTTGATATGGCTACGCTGGATAGTGACCTGCAACTCGTATCGTCGCTGGCGCCGTGAAGCTGTTGGCCGCCATGCTCGCGCTCTCGCTGGTCGGCTGCGCTTCACAACATGGCATCCCGAACTTTCAGGAGGTAGCGCCCGGCTTCGCCTGCGGCGGACAGCCGACGGCGGCCGGGTGGACCTGGCTCACCTCGCATGGCTACTACACCCGGGACATCAAGTTGAATCCCGAGACGCCTGAGCTGGGCGACGGGATGGAAGTCATCGACTGCCCGATTACAACGCAGCAACAGATATGGGGCCCGGTCGGGCCGCAACTGGAAAAGGCCGTCGCCGCGATTCGACCCGGGACATTCCTGCATTGCGAAATGGGAATGAACCGAACGCGCACAGTGGTCATTCTCTACCGCATGAGGGTCTGCCATTGGAACAAAGAGCGGGCCGTCGCTGAGGCGGTGCGCTACGGATGGGAGACGAGCTTCCCGGCGCTCCTGAAATACGTGGGGGACGAATGATCTTCATCGCTTTCCTCTGCGGCGGCGCCCTCGGTGCGGCTGCGGTGTTCCGATTCTTCCTCTGGATCATAATCGACAGCCCGCCCAAACGATGACTCAGCAAACGACCAGCGCAGTCCCGGTCTTCGGGGTGAACTATGAGGCCGGCTACATCGGCTTCGTGTTCGAGGACGATTCATTTATCAGCGCGGGCATCGCCTGGTTCACGCGCTGGGACCGCGGAAACCTTCCGCCTGTCTCGCACACGCTAATCGTCACCGGAAAAAACGCCTGCGTGGAGGCCGATGCGCCGGGCGTCCTGCGGGCCAACCTCACCCAGTATTTCGCCGCGCCGCACGCGCACATCTTCTTTCGCAAACCGCGCGACTTCAGCGCCGCGATGGCTGGCATCATTTGCCAGGAGGCATTCTCGCACGTCGGGGACAAATACGACTTCGCGCTGATTGCCTCGGATGCGGTTGCGGCTTCGTTCCTCGGTCATTGGCTGAACCGATGGACAAACAACTGGCCGAATCGGTCCCTGTCCTGGCTGCTCGACAGCCGCGGCGCCGAGGTCTGTTCCGAGCTGGCGGCGATGTGTTTACAAAAGGTGCCCGGGCTCGCGCGCCGTGGCTGCCTTCCCTGGCCCGCTCGGATGATTACCCCGCAGCAGTTGGCCGGGGACGATGAGGTGTTTGTGGAGATGGCGAACTCGGTTTCCTAGGCCAGCGTTTTAATCGAGCGGCAGCAAGTCGCTTGCTGCGCCGCTCGATTTCGGCTGGACTATAGGACTTGGGGACGCCTCGCGCGAGGCGTCCCAGGGCTTGTGCTGCGCGATTCATATTTTCCCCCAGCAGGATGCAACGAAAGTGTCTGGATTTTGAATTGCGAACAATCCCCCACCTCCCGCAAACCGCAACCTCGCCCTGCCTCATAATTTCGACATTCGATTTCATAAGCATTCACTAGCCAATTACAGCAGGTTGCTAGCAAGTCTGGATTTATTTTTAGAAAACGGTTGACGGCATTCCGCTAGCCTGCTATCTTGCTAGCACATTAAACGAAGTGCCGTATGAAAATAAGAAAGCAATTCAACGTCCGCATTTGCGGAAATCTCAAAAGGCGGGTTGCGCTCGACCGCGCGAACACCGGGGCGAGCAACGACATCGTGGTGGAGGTTGCGCTGGAAAACTGGTTCAGCAAATTCAACCAGGACCAGCGCACCAAGTTCTACCGGACCCATGGCCGCAAGGCTTACGAAAGGGCGGCATGAAAACCGAAGCCATCCAAATCCGTCCGCACTTACGGCGTCGGCACCCAGGAGCTAATCCGGTGGGCGAGGCCAGTGGCGCGGTATCTGGCGAAGCTAAGACAGCAAACCAAATCCCCCAACTAACATCGCCAACCGGGTCGTGCTCGTGCTGGAGTGGATTCGGAATATCGGAGGGCTCAATGAGTGAGATGGAAGACCTACGGTGGGAAATCGAACACGCAACCGTTGGCTCGCAGCTCCTGGAACTGCGCACCCGATTGCAGAACACCAAGGGGATGCTCGACACCGAGCGGGCAGCGCTGGAAGATGCCATCAATCGGCGCTACTGCCTGCTGAACGCCGCGACGGTCGGACCGCAGAAATCGAGATGGTAACGACAACAAACGACAACAAACCATGAAAATTCAGATCAAATCAATTTTGGGCACCGTTCTCTTTGAGGGAGATTTTACTGCGCTTTTGGACGCCGTAATGGCTGCCGTAAAACGGGGCGCAAACCTCCGGGGCGCAGACCTCCAGAGCGCAGACCTCTGGGGCGCAAACCTCCGGGGCGCAGACCTCTGGGGCGCAGACCTCCAGAGCGCAGACCTCCAGAGCGCAGACCTCTGGGGCGCAAACCTCCGGGGCGCAGACCTCCAGAGCGCAGACCTCCGGGGCGCAGACCTCCGTGGCGCAAACCTCCGGAGCGCAAACCTCCAGAGCGCAAACCTCCA